TTCCCATCGATTACAGCATGGGGGTCAGGAGGAATTGACCCAACAAACACTTTCAGCAGCCAAGTTGCCGTTTGGGGATGGCAGTTGGGTTATTGGAAGGCGTGCAAGCAGAGTGGCAGTTTGTGCAGCTGTCGCTTCCGCACTTGCAACCTATTTTGCGACACAACCTGAAACGGAAATTGATATTCAAGTCGGATAATTAGGATATATGGTATATTATGTGCTAATGGGATTATTCGACCGATTTACAGCAAGATCAAATCAGCAAGCAAATCCAGTAGATGTTGCAGCTGCATTAGCACCTTACAACTCTCAACAATTAGTTGGCGGAATTTTATTTGGAACTACAACCGCAACTCGTGAGCAATACATGGCGATTCCAAGCGGTGCTCGTGCAAGAAATATAATTTGTTCAACAATCGGTTCATTACCACTTGAGCAATATAATCATTTTACAAATGAGCATGTAAGACCAAACAGAGTAATCATGCAACCAGATCCAAGAGTTGCAGGATCAGCAATATATGCGTGGATCGCTGAGGACTTGCTTCTATACGGAGTTGCGTATGGAATGGTTATGGATGCTTATGCTGCAACCGATGCTTCAAGAATTCGTGCATGGACAAGAATTGCACCAAATAGAGTTTTTGCTTCACTAAATGGAAACTCAACTGAAATCGAATACTACACAGTTGATGGAAAGCGAGTTCCGCCATTTGGTCTAGGCAGTTTAATTGTATTTAATGGTTTAGATGAGGGAATCTTAAATCGAGCAGGTCGAACAATTAAAGCAGCTGCTGAATTAGAAAAGGCTGCTGAAATGTATGCAAAAGAGCCAATGCCACAAATGGTATTAAAGTCAAATGGCACAAACTTGACTCCAGAGCGAATTACAAAACTTTTAGAATCTTGGAGAGTGTCAAGATCAACAAGAGCAACTGCATTCTTAAATGCTGATGTTGAATTACAAGCATTAGGTTTTGACCCTGCTAAATTACAATTAAATGAAGCCCGTCAATACCTGGCTTTGGAAATCTCGAGAGCGAGCGGCATTCCGGCAAGTTTCGTATCTGCTGAAACAACTAGCATGACTTATACCAACACTTTAGCCGAAAGAAAAGCATTAATTGACTTTTCACTTCGTCCAATCTTAACTGCTATTGAGCAAAGATTATCTGCTGCGGATTTTTGCCCTAACGGAATTGAAACTCGATTTGACATTGATGATTTCTTGCGTGGATCTGCTTTAGAGCGTGCGCAAGTTTATGAAATCCTAAACCGCATTGGCGCAATGAGCGTTGAGCAAATCCAAGAGGAGGAGGATCTAATTCGATGAAAATTAGTTTCCCAATAGAAATAACAGCTGCCGATACGAACAAGCGAACTATCTCAGGCAAGATCGTAACTTGGGATGAGCAAGGCTCAACAAGTGCCGGATTAACTGTTTTTGAGAAAGACAGCATTGATTTCTCTAAGCCTGTAAAATTATTACTCGAGCACCAAACAACAAAGCCATTGGGCAAGTTAATTGATATTACTGCCACAGACACAGGCTTGGAAGCAACCTTTCGTTTGGCTAAGACTTTTCGTGCGGATGACGCATTGGAGGAGGCTGCAACAGGGCTTCGTGATGGTTTTAGCGTGGGCGTAAAAATTAATGAATGGAAAAATGAGGAAGGCGTGCTTAGAATCAAATCAAGCACACTTCAAGAAGTTTCACTTGTAACAGATCCAGCAATCGACAGCGCAAGAGTGGCTGAAGTTGCAGCTAGTGAAACACCAGAGAATTCCGAAGCAACCGCTGAGGAAACCACAACAAAGGAGAACAAAGTGTCAGAAATTACTTCTGAGGCTCCTATCGCAACCGAAGCGGTAGAAGCGACACAGGCTCCAGTTGTAACTGCACAATACATGGCATATACAAAGCCTCGTGTTGATACAAATGTTACAGCAGGACAATATCTAAACGCACAGGTTCGTGCGATTCAAGGCGACACCGATGCTCGTGACTTAGTTGCAGCATTACAAATCGCAACTGTTTCTGAAAACACAGGAATGGTTCCACCAAATTATTTGCGTGATGTTATCGGAATTATTGATTCATCCCGTCCTTTCATTGATAGCATCGAGCGTGCACCGCTTCCTGCTGCTGGAATGAAAATTTTTACTCCGCTATTAGGAACACAAGCAACTGTTGCATTAACAGCAGAGGGTGCTGAATACAGCTCAACAGACACAACTGTTACCTTTCAAGAGGATTCAGTTGTCAAGTTTGCGGGCGCCGGGGTCATAAATCAAGAATTGCTAGACAGGTCAGACCCATCTTTCCTAGATCTTTATATTCGTGAGTTGGCTGCTAGCTATGCACAAAAGACAGATGCTTATGCAGCAAAGATTGCATCAGAGGCAGCAGCAGGATCAACAGGCTCAACAATCTATGCAGCAATCGCTGACGGAATTGCAGACGCTTATGGCGTTATGCGTTTCACACCAAACCGCTTATTGGTTGCACCATCAGGTGGTGAGGATGGCGTTGATTTCGCTGGACTACTTGGCGCAGTTGCAGATGGTCGTCCACTATTCGCAGCAGCAGCTCCACAAAATGCTGCCGGCTTAATTACACAAGGTTCAACAAACGGAACAGTCGCAGGACTTGACCTTATCGTTGATCCAAACTACACAGGTGACAATGCAAATGTTAAGCATGCACTTGTTTATCCAGCAGCAGCGATGCGATTCCATGAGTCCGGAACTTTCGAGATTCGTGCAAACATCGTTGCCAATGGTCGTGTGGAAATTGGATTATATGGTTATGTTGCAGTAGTTAATCGCTACCCAGCAGCATTCCGCAAACTATCAGTAGCGTAATTTAACTGAGTGCCTAGGGTTGCTCCCGATCCTAGGCATCCATTAAGGGAGATTAGAGAGAGGAATTTATGCCTTCAATTATTACCGCAACACAATTGCGCTCCGTATTGGGTGTAAGTTCCTCTCTTTACAATGACGCTTACTTAAATCAAATAATAGATTCGGCTGAAACGATTATTCTGCCAATGCTGGTTACTTTTTAAGATGCATGTTCTTGTTACGTGTTACTAGTTCTTCCCAGGTTTCTCTTCTTTGTAATTCAGGTACGTATTTTGCGTACTTCAAGAAGACAGTGATCTCACTCAAGATCTCATTTGATATTGTCATCATAGATTTATAGATTTATAGATTGTTAGTTGTATATATAAATAGTGTTTACCTTAGTGTTTACTTCACTAAACTGTTTAATTCTGAAAATTTATTTGCTAAAGCCTGGCGTATTACCTCATCATTATTCTGCATTAATATCTTTGCTTCTTTACCTAATACCGTATTCTCAGCGTAGATGTTGATATGAGCTGTTGCCATGTTCATCTTACTTGGAAAGGTTAATCCATCAGGACCAAAACGATTCTTAATAACGTGCCATCTACCAGTACCTGAGATCTTATCTGCAGTCTTTCTTGATAAAGATACAACAAAGTCAGCAACCATCACCTTAGCATAAGACTCTGCAATCTTATCTGCTTCGATAATATCTTCTTCTAAAGCTGATCTGTTTGCCTGTGATGCAGTCCAAATTGGAATCTGATAAGTACCTGCTAAACCTCTTAGCTCTTCATAGATATTACCTAACATGAGATCATTCCTTATAGAACCTTTCACTCCAGTATCTCTTAACAAGTCTGCGTAATCTAATAATATTAGATCTGGTTTTGCACCTTGCATCACACACTTATCTAAGTGAGCTGATATTGTATTCACTGTAGCTGTCTTAGTTGGATAGTACTTAATTATCAGCTTACCTTTAATTCCTTTAAGAGCTTCTATAACCTCTTCTTGATGGAACTTTAGATCTTGTGAAGGTATGTTAGTATAGTGGGAGTCAAAACGAGCTCCTACATAGGTTTCTGATAACTCCAAAGTATAATAAACAACATTTAATCCTTTCTTAGCTGCATCTGCTGCTATGTTAACTAAAGCCATTGACTTACCAATACCTGCAGGTGCTACGAACACACCCATCTCACCAGAACCTAATCCAACTAGGGTTATTATGGTCTTTGATGGTAAGAATGGCTCAGCTCGTAGAAGATCAATATTCCCAGATTACAAAGCTAATCGAAAAGTAAAGATTAGACTAAACAGATCAGAAACAGTTGATAAGGAGGATAACCAACTAAAGCAGTTGCTAAGACTAATTCAGTACTTGGAGATCATGCCTATCACTACTATGACTATGGATGGTTCAGAGGCAGATGATGTTATTGCTTATTTAGCAAATGATATTATTGAACCACAAGATTGGCTTGCTAAAAAGCTTGAGGCATTGCAGACTTATCCAAAAGCCGGTATTGTAGCAAGTAGTTTAGATCAAGTAAGACATACGATACAAAGTGAACATATCATAAGCAACTGGCTTTTAAGTATGGAAGTAGTCAATAAAATTGGAATATTTAACGAGTCAATGTTTCCTTATGGACCAATTGATTTAGACTACTGTGAGAGGGCCAACCTATCCGGTTTTAATACTTACTATGTAATGAATTGCAAAGCAGAGCATCAAGGATGCCACGCATCTGGAGATGAATATGGATGGGACAAAGGTGCATTAGTTCAAAAATATTGGCAACAACACGTTGAGGATGTTTATTTATATCGCAACGGATTAAAAGATTTAAAACATGGAAATAAGAGAACAGAAGACAAACAAATTTAAAGATATTGATGAAGAGAAGCTAATGGAATTAGCCTTTGCATATTGTGATAACTGTATGGAAGGTCAAAAACAAGTAGCAACAGGATCTGGCAAGATTGTTGAGATAAGAGATCGTTTCGTTCCAACAATTGATTATTTCTTAGATCATTGGCTTCGTAAACACGATTTTGAGTTTTATACTAGAATGGGACTTTGGAAGATAAGACAAGATCCTACTCATCCATATCATGAAGTAGCAAACAGAATAGTAACGATGTTTAAGTCATTGGCTATTGATATTGTAGCAAATGAAGGCAAGGCGATATTCTATGCTAAGAATGCGTTAGGCATGACTGATAAAGCACAAACCGAAAATACAAATATAGATACTATCACAATTAGATATGAATCTTAATATTGATTTGCCAAGACCACATCCTGCTCAGAAACAAGTACTAGACAGCGATGCTAGATTCAGGGTAATGATGTGTGGCCGAAGGTTTGGAAAGTCATTGATTAGTCAAAACATATCTATTGAGACTGCACTGAAGAGACAACATGTTGCATATATAACTCCAACTTACCAATTGGGTAAGATGTTTTTTAAGGAAATATGCAAAATACTACCAGATAAGGTATTTAAAAAGAACGAAACAGATTTACTAATTGACTTTGTCACTGGTGGATCTGTTCGTTTTTATACAGGAGAGCGTTTAGATGCCATGCGTGGTACTAAGTATCATTTAGTTATTATAGATGAAGCATCTTATATTGCTAACCTTGAAGATGGTTGGAACAATTCAATAAGACCTACACTAACAGATTATAAAGGAAAAGCTATCTTTTTATCTACTCCTAGAGGTAAGAATTATTTCTACAGTATGTTCATGCGAGGAGGTGAACCAGGTTGGGAATCATTTAAGTTTAGTACTTATGACAATCCACATATAGATCCTAGTGAAATAGACGCTGCTGCGGCTCAATTACCAGCTGTAGTATTCAAACAAGAGTACATGGCTGACCCAATGGAGAATGCTGCCAATCCATTTGGATCAGAGTTTATTTTTGCATGTACAAAAACAACGCAAGGAACTGCCGCTTATTATGGTATTGACTTAGCTAAGTCTGTTGACTGGACTGTTATAATCGGTATGGACAAACAAGGAAATGTGGTACACTTTGAAAGGTTCCAAAAGGACTGGATGCAGACTAAAGAGACAATCTTAAGGCTTCCAAAGAATCTACCGATAGTGATTGATTCAACAGGCGTAGGTGATGCAATTGTAGAAGATCTACAAAAAAAGTTCACACAGATGCACGGTTTTAAGTTTTCCGCTACTAGTAAACAACAGTTACTAGAATCATTAAGTAGTGCAATACAAACTAAGTCAATTAGTTACCCTGATGGACCAATTAAACAAGAGCTTGAGATTTTTGAGTACACCTTTGCTAAACGTCAACACC